TGAGGGAATTGATCATGACCAAGTCGATTGACCAACTTGCCGCCGAGTGGCTGGAGGCAAAAGATAGTGAGAAAAAAGCAACTGAGAAAAGAAGAAGGATTGAAGATGAAATTATAAATCTGTCTAGTTTTTCATCTCAAAAAGATGAAACACAAAAAATGAAGACATCTTTACATGCTGTAAAGATTGTCTCAAGAATTGATCGAAAAGTCGATTCTGAAAAAGTGCAGGAGCTGGCCGCCGAGCACGGGCTGACAGACCATCTTGGCACGCTGTTCCGCTGGAAGCCTGAAATCAACATGGCAGCGTGGAATGCGTCAGATGAGTCTATCACTAGGCCACTTGCGGCAGCAATAACGGCAAAGCCGGGCCGTCCTTCTTTTTCTATTGAAATTATCACCAAGGAGAATTAAAAATGGCATTTCTAGGGCAATCATTCTCAGCCGATCAACTGCCTCAGGGCAACGGTGGCAACTACGATCCGCTGCCTCCTGGCTGGTACACGGCCAACATCACGCAGGCCGAGCTGAAGAGCACCGCCGCTGGCGATGGCCAGTACATCAAGATGCGCTACGACATCACCGGGCCTTCACACGCAGGCCGCGTGGTGTTCGGCAACCTAAACATCAAAAATGCCAGCGCTAGGGCCGAAGAGATCGGCCGCCAGCAGCTTGGCGAGGTCATGCGCGCCATCGGGCTGGCAAGGGTGCAGGATACCGACCAGCTCATTGGTGCCAGCCTCCAAGTCAAGCTTGAGGTGCGCCCTGCGCGCACCGATGAGAAGACCGGCAAGACATACGAGGCCAGCAACGATGTGAAGGGATTCAAAGCAATTACAAGAAGCGATAGCGACGGTTCGAGTTTTCCGAATTTTGAATCGTCAGCACAAAAAGCTGAACCCAAAAAAGTCCCCCCTTGGCCCACCAAAAAAGTTGGTTAGCCAAAAAAATGCCCGGCGCTTTTGCGAGTGCCGGGCTAAAGGGAGAATTTGATGAAGATTCCTATCGAATAATAACATAAAAAGATGTTTAAGTCATCTTTAATATTGTTGAGCATATTAAATAAATCATTAATAGCAACAATGGCTAAGACAAAGTATTCCCAGAGTTTTGGAAGGGCTTCACGAAATGCAAAGACGCTTGAACGTGGAGAGTATCTTTCTCGCGCAAGAGAATTTGCAAAGCGTGGCAAAGAGTTGCCCCAAGCCAAGCTGCTTGACGTTGAAGTTGAAAGCATCAGGTCAGCAGCTAAGCAGCGCGAGAAACTACGCGCCTACATTCGAGACAACTTGAGCAATTTGGCGCTTGCCAAGGAATATGGCGTTCACGTTCGAACGATTGAAAAGATTCTTCAATATGACACATGGAGTCACGTTATATGACATCAATTCAAGAACTTATCGACAGGCATCACGAGAATCAAAAAGATCACCCAAGGCCGCATATTGGTGCCTCGATGATTGGCCATCCCTGCGACAGATGGATCTGGTTGTCTTTTCGCTGGGCCGTCCAGCCCCAGTTCCCTGGCCGCATCCTGCGCCTGTTCAGGCGTGGCCAGATGGAGGAGGCCACTATTGTGTCGGACCTGCGCGCCATTGGCATGGATGTGCGCACCAGCCGGCAGCAGGCGCGCGTGGACTTTGGAGCGCATGTGTCCGGCAGAATAGACGCAATTATTGAATCTGGTGTTCCAGAATCTCCGAAAAATCGACATATTGCTGAGTTCAAGACCCACAATCTAAAGTCTTTTAATGACTTAGAAAAAAATGGTGTAAATAAATCAAAGCCAGATCATTTTGTTCAGATGCAAATATATATGCACGGAACAAAGATAGATCAAGCGTTGTATGTCGCTGTTTGCAAAGACGATGACAGAATATACACAGAAGTAGTGCGATATGAGAAAGATATTGCACAGCGATATATTGATCGAGGTCATCGACTAGCGCTTGAAGATAGAATGCCGCCGCCGCTTAGTACTGACCCCAGTTGGTACCAGTGCAAAATGTGCGATGCGCACGAGTTCTGCCACGAGACCAAGACCACCAAGCACGTCAACTGCCGCACCTGCGCGCACAGCACGGCAAATGTGGACAGCACTTGGCGCTGCGAGAGACACGAAGCTGATGAAATTCCGGTGGAGTTCCAGCGGACAGGATGCGAAAGCCACGTTTTGCATCCCGACCTGGTGCCTTGGGAGTTAAAAGAAGGCCCGGATGAGTGGACGGCAGTTTATTTGATCGAAGGCTGCAAAGTAGCAAATGGAGATGGGAATACGCCGAACGTCTATACAAGCAGAGAAATTCTTGCAAACACCAATAAATAATTTTAAGCGAGTATTTTCATGATGCTAAGAGACTATCAAAAGCGAACAATTGAACAGCTTTATTCATGGTTTGAAGCTGGAAATGCTGGGAATCCGTGCTTAGTTCTCCCGACTGGAGCAGGCAAGTCGCACATTGTGGCCGCTCTGTGCAAAGATGCTTTGCAGAACTGGCCCGAAACCCGTGTGCTGATGCTGACACATGTCAAGGAGTTGATTGAGCAGAATGCAGAGAAGATGCGCCAGCACTGGCCAGGCGCTCCACTGGGAATTTACAGCTCAAGCATCGGCAAAAAACAACTAGGTGAGCCAATTACATTTGCAGGCATTCAGTCTGTGCGCAGCAAGTCGGAGCTGATTGGGCATATCGATTTGGTAATTATCGATGAGTGTCACCTGGTCAACCACAAGGACGAAGGCGGGTATCGCCAGTTCCTGGCCGACCTGAAGGCCATAAATCCTGCTCTGAGTGTAATCGGACTGACGGCAACGCCGTATCGGTTAGGTCACGGGCTGATAACTGAAAAGCCTGCGCTATTTGACGATCTGATTGAGCCGGTCAGCATCGAGGAGCTGGTCTTCAAAGGTTACCTGGCCACGCTGCGCAGCAAGGTCACCAAGGCCAAGCTGGACACATCTGGCGTTCACAAGCGAGGAGGAGAGTTCATTGAGTCCGAATTGCAGGCCGCCGTCGACACCGACGACAACAACCAGAAGGTGGTGCGCGAGGTCATCAATCTGGCCGGTGACCGCAAGGCCTGGCTGGTGTTTTGTACAGGCGTCAAGCACGCACAGCATGTAGCCGAAGTCCTACGTCAGCAAGGCGTGACCGCTGAGTGCGTGACGGGTGAAACTCCGAAGAAGGAGCGCGAGCGCTTGCTGGCCGACTTCAAGGCTGGCCGTGTGCGTGCGCTTACAAATGCCAATGTGTTGACCACAGGATTTGATTACCCAGATATTGATCTGATCGCTATGCTCCGGCCAACGATGAGCCCCAGTCTTTACGTCCAAATGGCAGGTCGAGGCATGCGGGTCAAGAGCCATACGGATCATTGCGTAGTGCTTGACTTTGCTGGAGTGGTGGCAACGCATGGGCCGATAACCGCAGTACAGCCGCCAAAGAAGGCCGGAGAGGGCAATGGCGAGGCACCAGTCAAGGTCTGCGACAACTGTGGCGAGCTTTGCGCAATTGCTGTTGATACTTGCCCGGCTTGCGGGCACAAATTCCCAGAACCAGAGCGCAAGAAGCTGGAACTGCGCAATGATGACATCATGGGATTGGAAGGCATCAGATTTGATGTCACTTCCTGGACATGGCGCAAGCGATTTAGTAGAGCATCCGGAAAAGCAATGCTGTCATGCACATATTACGGAGTTCTTTCTGATAAACCCATCACAGAATATTTTGCAGTAATGCACGAAGGAGATGCTGGAGACATAGCTATGCGGAAACTTTTGACGATCGCAACATCATCGGGAGCCAATCTTGCCGAAGCCTCGCGGATGGAAGTCGGCGAAGAAAGTTTGGAATATCTAGCAACGCAAATGAGCAATAGTAAGCATCCAAGCAGCATCGAATATCGAATGAATGGAAACTTTCACAAAGTTATTAAAAGGAGTTGGCAATGAGTAGACAAAAAGAGCCAGAGGTCGTGACGAAGTGGCGTGATCTAGTTAAAGCTGGGCCTCCGAAGTGCTGTTACACGTGCGATAACTATGCAGATCACAGCTTCTGCACAAAGTTCGAAGAAAAGGTTCCTGAAGATTTTGCAGAATCAATTGATCAATGCGCGGAGTGGGTTTGGGAGCTGCCATTTTAAAAAATTTGAGGACGACAAATGAAAACAGAACACGAAGAACAGCGAGAGTTTGTTCACTGGTTTCGACAGTCTTGGCCAGGTGTGCGCATTTTTGCAATTCCGAATGGTGGAGCGCGTAGCAAAGCAACTGCAGGAAGATTGAAAGCGGAAGGCGTCGTTTCTGGTGTGCCTGATCTTTTCATACCTGAGTGGCGCATGTGGGTCGAGATGAAGCGCATAAAAGGAGGCAGCGTCAGCAAGGAGCAGAAAGACTGGATCGAATACTTAAAAAGCTGTGGTTATCAGTGCATTGTCTGCAAAGGAGCAGATGAGGCAAAACAAAAAATCACGGAAGCATCAAAGCAGATTTATACATAAACGTTTGATGTAATTTTTCCGATATTCTACTTTGTTTAACTAGTGAGGAGTTTAATGGGTACTACAAGAGTGAGCGCATTAACATTTGCAATCATGCTTGAATGCTTGATGCAAAAAGAAGGAGTTACATGCAAAGAAATTGTCGAAGAAACCGGATTACACTACACGACTGTCCTTGCTTACACAAAAATGCTATGGAAAAGAAAAACTATACACATAGCAGGATGGTGTGAAGATTCCAGAGGTAGAAAGCAAAAAAAGCTTTACGCATTCTCATATGGAGCAATAAAGCGCGATGTTAAAAAACCGCCTAAACGTACAGTTGAAGAAAAAAGAAGGATTGATAGAGATAGATATAGAGCAAAAAGAATGATTGAAATGACAGCCGGGAGAATAGTTTGACACAGCAAAAGTTAGACAATTTACATGCGTATTTTGCAAAAGGGTTATTGGGTTTCAAACTAGGAGATATTGTGAGTAAGAAGTCAGGGTCTCAATGGGATGGAAAGATCGTCGGGTTTTATTCTACGGATTTGACTGTAGCCGGGTACGCTGTTGAAAGTAATTCACATAAGGGATCGGTGCAGATATACCCAGAAACCGCTCTCGAACGTGTAAAAAAGGCTACGGGCATTTGAGCAATTCATATATTAAATTTTCTGATACGGAGTGATTATGGAACTCATAAGAACAATGGAGTTGAGGATCGTTATGCGAGATGTCACTGTCGTTGATCGTGAGTCTAAGCTGTGGAATCACTACACAGTTGAGAAAATACCTGTATTGCAACAATATTGGAAACCGCCAGAAAAATATGAAGGCGTCGCAAATGGTGAGTGGCGCGATGTTCCTGTTTTTAATGCTGTTGATATTGAGTTGTAATTTTTTTGGTCAAGCTAAAGGAGAATAACACTTGGTTTTGTATGTAAGTGAGAATGACAGAGAATGACAAGAGATGAAATTATCAGGATGGCGCAGGAAGCTGGGTTATACCCTGTTGAATGTATAGGAGCGTAGAATGATTTATATCGAAGAAGTAAAAATAAAGATTGACCCCATGAGGTACCTCACTGTTGCGTCATGGCTTGAATGTTATGCCAAAGGGATACTTGACAAAAAAGCACACGAGAGATTGATTAACAAACTTAACGCTGGATCAGAAT